TTGCCGTATAAATTTCTCATCTAACTGTAATGTATTTAAAGGATAAATGTAATCTAAATTTGAAGATATTCTATGCTGTTCATCTGCTCTAATACCTAAAGCGGTTTTATAATCTTTTGATCCAAAGTAATCTTTTGCAAATTTATGAATTGGCACTTCTTTTAATTCTCTAGTACAATGTCTATATAATTTACTGGGTAGTCCATACTTTTTTATCACATCTTCAAAAGGCTCTCCATCCCTACTAGCTGTTTCAAAGTTTACTACCTTGTATTTAGTTCCTTTTCTTTTTTCGTGTATTACATCCGCTTCTAGCCATACAATACCTAAACCCCATTCTTTATCGCATTGGTCTATAAATTTTAATGTATTTTCGTGTTCCTTTCCAGTATTAGCATAAGTATATAACTTATTATAATCTTCATAAGCAGGATTAACTTGTATAAATCTAGCCATAAAAGCTGATGTCCTGCCTCCGCTAAATGTAATTAATAACTTTTTCTCCATAGTTTTATTTGTTTTTATGCAGTTCTATGTATTCAGTAATATTATTTGTTCTTTGGTCGGCTAAGTTAGCTCTAGTCCTTAGTTTACTGTTCTCTACAGACAGTTTATATATCTGAGCATCCTTGTTTTGTATCTCTTTTCTATAATCATTTACCAAATCCTCCGATAAATTAAGCCATTCTAAAGCATTCTTTAATGTCTGTAAGGTGTCTTTCGTTCCTTCCGATAAGATAACTCCTTTTAAAGCCTCCTCTTTACTTCCTGGAGACTTATATGCTCCTGCTTTAGCAAGTACTTTCTCTATTAATATATTCAATTCTAATTTCGTGGTTAGCTGTTCTAGTGTCATAAATTATATTTTGCTTTTATTTTATTGAAAGTTCTTATTTCGTATTGCTTATGAATCAACTCCCTTTCCTGCTCTTCTAAAATTCTTTTATTATATTCTTTATCTGTTTCTAACCTTACTGCCTCTGCTTCTATATGAACGTCAACCTCTCCAAAAGTCTCATAAGGGTCTATGCTTATATGGGTTGCTCCTAGCTTCTCTAAAATAATTAAATCTTCTTTTATCTCTTTTATTGGGACTCTGTCAATCCAATTCAAATCGTACTTAATATCAAATATTCTTAATTTCTTCTCCATAGTTTAAATTTTAAATTGTTCTTCTTCCATGTAATCATTTAGCCAATCTTCGTCGATTGTCTTTTTAGACTCATGCAAGTGGTTAATATCCTTTTCAAAACCTTTGTTTGGTTTTAATTCCATTTGTTTATCCTTTGGTCTTTCGCTTAATGGGTTAGTTGCATTGTGTGGTATCTGTGTGTAATCTGCTTGACGAATATAACAATTAAAACTTAAGCCTCCTTTATCCATGTGAAATATTATAGGGTTGTCCAGGAAAGTCATAACTCCTCCTGTCTCCGTTTCCTTTATTTTGCGTACATGAATTTCTGTTTTCATCCATTCACTTTGGTGTTGGGTTAGTCTATGTATAACAATAAAATCGTCAGCTCTGTTAACCCATTTACCGCCTCCCTCAATATCGGAAGCCATTAATGGAATAGGATGCCGATAAAAGTCATGGTCTTTTGCATAGGTCTTTCTCAATGCTTCTGTATTTCCATGTGCTAAAAGATAAATTGTTTTGTTGTTTATTCTGCAAAACATTCTAAATTCCTGAGCTATTGCATAATCTCTTTCGTGAGCATTACCTTTTATGTCATCCACTACTGCAAGTGAGTTATAAGGATCCACAACTAAAGCATCAAAATAGTCACAATCTTCTAAAGCAGTTTTAAAGACATCTCTAAAATTCATAAATCTATTGTTCACTTTGTAGAACGACTCAAAGTCTATAAACTTAAAATGTTCATTTATCCAATTAAAATGGTATTCGTATTGTTGTTCTGTTAAATCTTCTAGCTTCTTTTCAGCATGTAACTGGATTAAATCTCGTTTAATACCTCCTGTACTATTCTCAGAAGAAAAGATTAAAAACTTCTTTTTGTGTTTAATAGCTAGACAAAGATAATAATATAATATGAATTTAGTCTTTCCTACATTTGCGTGTCCTGCCATAACATTAAAACTCCCTTGCTTGTACCTGAGATGGTTGTCTAAATCGCATCCTATTTTTAAGCCATAAACAAATGTGCCATTTCGTATTGAATCTAGGTAATCCTTTCCGCTTGAGTTTTCTAATATCATAGTTTTAAATATTTTTATTCCAATGCGGCACCGGTACTACATCTTTTTTTATTGGTTCATAATTATTAAACCCTGTTTTATTCCAGGAGCTTAGTCTTCTACTTAGTCCGAAAGTCTTTTGTTTCTCGAATCTCATTTTTTTATCCTTCTCGCCATGCTCTGTCCAATACTCCTCAAAATCAATGTAGAGTTGTTTAGGGTATTTATTAGGGTTATCTTTTATAAATTTAGAAATGGATGTTCTGAAAACTTGTTTTCTCTTATATATATCTTTTACTGTATCTGTTACTGTTACTGTAACTGTATCAGGTTTTCTAGGTTCGGTTAGGTTATTAATTAACCCACTAGGTTTTTTAGGTTCTTCTAGGTTTTTAGGTCTACCTCCTAACTTTCCATTGTTCCTGCTCTTTTCTGCTCTTACTTCATACTTCTTTAAGTCCCTCTTTAGCTGCTGTTTAATCGGTTCAAATGCTATATTAATGAGTATATCTTCGCTTACTGGATCCTTATCATTCACATACCTTAAAATATGTTTGAATAAGTCCCCTGCTTTTTCTGAGGTTAACTGTTCTACAGTATGAATTAGGTCAGCATATAATACAAAACCCTTTTTATCTTTTGCCATAATATTGTGTATAAAAAAACCTATTAAGGTTCAGGCTGCATCCATCCCCCTAATAGGTTATTAATTAATTCAGTAAACATCATGCAGGATGTATGGACCAAAGATAATAATTATTTTAACTTATAACCATTATCCAAAAATAAATGTATTACCTTCTTAAAAGGGTAAGTCATCTTCTGCCTCAGTCTGTACAGTTTCTTCCTCTGTAGTCTGTGCATTGTTTTTCTCGACTCTCCAAGCCTGGAGATTGACGAAGTAATTGTTTGTCGGTTCATGAAAGTTGCCTCTAATATTAAATTTTACAGTTACCTCATCTCCTATATTATTGTAGGTTTCAAAAGTTTCTGCTTTATCTTTTGTTACTTCAAACTTAACATCCTGCGGATATTTGTCATTTGTAGTAATTACGAACTCTCGCTTAGTAAAGCCACTATCGAAAGTTTTTAAGTCCATAATTTCTTTTATTGTTCCTGTTTCTACGTGTTCCATAATTTATTGTTTTTTAATTATTTGCAAATATAGTTTAATTATATGATATTCGGAAATTCGTCTGTAGCTTTATTCCATCTAAACCATCGTGGCTGTGTTCCTAATCGGTAAGCATTCCATCCCTTAATAATTAGTGCTTGTTTGTCTTTCTGCGGCATATTCCATTTAGCAGTTTTCTCTTTTATTAAGGTTCTTCTTAAAACAAAAATAGGATCCTTCTCGGTTAGGTCTAACCCTGTACAAAGTTTCCTCATAAAATCATCGCTTTTAATTGCATCCTTTTCAGTAAATAAAAATAAAAATGAAGCTATGTAAGTACTTGTTAATACTCCAGAAAAGGAATGCTTTAGTTTTTCAGCTGTTTTAATATGGTCAACTATTCTTCTGTTTTCATCTAGCCATTTAACTATATTAGTGTTAGATGTTCTCCCTATTCTGTTCCTATCGCTACTGCCACTTTTTATCATTATAATAAACTTAGCACAACTTGCAATAGTTGAATAATACTGTTCTCCATTTATAGAAAGTACATCGGCAGCGTTTCTATTTTTACCTGTGTCCATTACCTTAAAAGACTCCTTTTTTAGTCCTGTAACTATTAGAAGGTTTTGACTTGTTTTACTTTTTATAATAGCATTTAGTCGGTGCTGTCCATCTATCAAAACATTGTCCTCATCAAATCTTAAAGGTTGCCCATCAAATAGCCAATTTCCGTTT